CTAGCATCAAGAATCCTGCTTCAACCGGGGCAGCCGTACCGGGGCAAGCCCCCCTCGCGCCCGGCGTGCCTACGGGCGGCCCCCGGCCTCCCCACCCAGTGCCCACGAGACCTACGTGACCATCGCTCCATACCGGGGTCCTCAGGACCTGACCAAGTTCTACGAAGGCGTGGCCGATCCCAAGGACCGGTGGGCGAGCATCGGCAAGCTGGTCGGCGGGTCGATCAACCATCCGTATCCGCAGGAGTACCTTGGGATCGAGGTGCAGCGGGTCCACGAAGAGGACTACATCGAGCGCCGTCGGCGCTATCTGATGGAGTGGACGGCGCTGAAGGGAGAGCGCTCGCGGCAGTGGGACAAGTGGCGGGAACTGGCGGATTTCGTCATGCCCGAGCAGGGGCGCTTCCTCACCAGCCAGCACAACCAGCCCAAGAACGTCGATCGCATTTTGAACAACACCCCGACCCGTTACGCGCGCTCGCTGGCGGCGGGGCTGCTGGCGATGCACACCTCGCCCGCACGCTGGTGGCTGAACCTCACCGTGGCAGATCCCGACCTTGCCGAGTACGGCCCGATGAAGCGGGCGCTGTGGGAACTGAACCGGCGCGTGCGGCTCATCTATGAGATCTCCGGCCTGTACAAGCTGCTCGGACAGTGCGTCTACCCAGGCTTGGTGACTTTCGGGTTGGGCACCGGCATCTGCGAAGAGGACAAGGAGCGGGTGCTGCGCTTCATCCCCCTTTCGATCGGCACTTACGCGCTGGCCAAGGACGGGCGCAACCACGTCGATACACTCTTCTACGAGGAAGCCTGGACGGTCTCCGAGCTGGTCAAGGAATTCGGTTGGGCCAACGTCTCCAACTCGATCCGCGTGGCCTACAACGGCGGTTGGTACGAGCAGTACGTGGCCGTGCTCAGGGTCATCACCCCCAACGAGCGGTTCATCCCCGGCAGCGTGGGCAAGCGCGGGGCACGCTGGGGGTCTTCTTGGATGGAGATCGGAGGCTTGAACAGCGCCGCTGGCGCTCTCGCGCAGCCTTCGACAGATCCCGTTGTCGGCTTCCTCCGCGACAGCCACTACCCCGAGAACCCCATCCTCTGCGCCCGCTGGCTGACGACATCGACCGATGTGTACCCCACTGGTCCCGGCCACGATGCCTTGCCCGATTGTCGCATGCTCATGCAGCTGGAGCGGCGCGAGCTTCTGGCGATCTCCAAGGGTGTGAACCCGGCCATGCTCATGCCCGACGTGCTCCAGACATCGAGCAACACCGCGCTGCCCGGCGATGCCATCTACTACCCCACCGGGACCCAGGGTGTTGAGATCAAACCGGCGTTCGTGCCGGAAGCGGCCATGCTCGACAAGTCGATGCAGAAGTCGGCGGCGGCGATGGAGCGCATCGGGCAAGCCTTCTTCGGGCGCATGATGCTGCTCTTCACCGAGCAGAGCCCAGCGGAAGGGAAGCAGCCGGAGACCGCCCAGGAGATCGTGGCCAAGCAGCAGGAGCAGATGCTCCAGCTGGGTCCGATGCTGGAGAACATCAACGACTTCCTCACCAACCTCGTCGAGCGGACGATCGCCATCATGGCGCGGCAGCGGCTGCTGCCCAAGTTCCCCGACGAGGCGCGCGGGCACCGGCTGAAGGTGGAGTTCACCTCCACCATGGCGCAGGCCCAGAAGTTGATCCAAGTGCAGCAGAAGGAGCGCTTCATCCAGTTCCTCGGACAGGTCATGGCGTTGGACCCGAAGGCGATGCTCAAGCTCAACGCGCCCAAGATGGTCGATCGCTACGCGGATGACATCGGCCTGGAGCCGGATGTCACCCACGACGACCAGCAGTACCAAGCGCTGGTGCAGGAGCAAGCCCGGCAGGCACAGCAGGCGCAGCAGTCGCAAGATCTGCTTACTGCCTCCGAAGCCGCCAAGAGCCTCGGCAAGGTCCCGATGGACGAGGACAACATGATGACCCGGCTCGCAGGCAAGCCCGCCGCTGCCCAGACGGAGGGTGCCTAAATGCAAGAGCGCGATTTTGAGCACGAGGGAGAGCTGTCCCGCACCGATGTCAAGCGGGCGCGGGACAAGCGTGAGGCGGCGTCGAAGAAGATGATCACGCACTGCCTGCTCGCGCTGACCGAGAACGGGGACTTCCTGCTCTACTTCCAGCGCTTCGTCTACCCCATGATGGCCCAGGACTTCCCCGTCAACAACGGGTCGGCCCTGGCCCACTTCATGGGCAAGCGACAGCTGGTGCTTCAGATCGTCGCGGAGATGGACGCCGTGTCGCCTGGATTTCTGTCCCGCCTCCTCGCAACGCGGGACTCGTACGAGAAGCAGCTGCGCGCTGCTGAGGAGAGCGAGTCATGACCGAAGAGAAAAAGCCGGTAGATCCGCAGGCACCCGCCCAGGAGAAGCCGGTCGAAGAGCAGAAGCCGCCGCAGGAGAAGCCGCCTGCGGAGGAGCAGAAGGCCAAGGGTCTCGATGGCTACAGCGAGGACGAACTGCGCGACTTCTACAAGCGGTCGCCGGGGATGTTCAAGAAGGTGGCTGACGAGATCAAGGCCGAGCAGAAGCCGGTGGCAGAGAAGCCCAAGTCCAACGACCCCCCGCAGAGCGCCGCTCCCGCCGGTAAGGTCGCCAAGTACCAGGACAAGGACATCAAGCTGCCGGATGACGTGAACGACGGTGCCGTGCAGCCTTACTTCGATCACTGGAAGGAGATGGGCTTCTCGCCGGAGCAGGTGCAGCGGGAAGTCGATTTCATGAGTGGTCAAGCCAAGGCGGCGCAGCAGAAGCCCAGGCCGCAGAAGACCGCTGCCGAGCTTGCGTCGGAGGAAGACGCACGCAACGTAGCGGCCTTGAAGGCCGACCCGGAGTTCGGGAAGGACTTCAAGGGCAGCATGGAGATCGCCCGCAGGGCCTACCTCAAGCATGGCAGCCCGGAGATGCAGGCCCGCATGACCACGAGCGATCCCGTGCTGGTGAAGCACTTCTACGAGTTGGGCAAGCTGGACACCGAGGACCGCACCCCCGAGCGCGGGCGTCCGCGCACGGGTGACGAGAAGGATCCCCAGCGCAAGGATCCTCGATCTAGCGAGGCGCTGAAGGGTCGCTACAACCATCCCACCTCCCAAGGAATGTTCAAGGAATAGGAGCGGCAATGAAGTTCATTCGAGACAACTGGAAGCTCCTCCTGTCGTGCGCGTTCGCGCTCGCAGGAGTGGCGTACTTCCTTCTGTCCCACGATCAGCACGGGTTGTTCGCCGTGCTGACCATCGCGACCAATACCGACTTGACGTTGGTGGATGTCGCCAAGCGCACCAAGGACGGGGAGATGCTTCCGATCGTGGAAGCCCTCCAGCAGCGCAACGGCCTGCTCCAGTCCATGGTCTGGAAGATGGGCAACACCGACACCGGGCATGAGGTGGCGGCGCGCAACAGCCTGCCTTCCGTCACCTGGGTTCGTCTCAACGACGGTGTGCTGCCGAGCAAGAGCACGGTGGACACCTACACCGAGAAGACCGGTGTGCTGGAAGGTCTGTCCAGCGTGGACAAGCGCATCGCCCAGATCAACGGGAACGAGGCGGCTTTCCGCGCGTCGGAGGACGATGCCTTCCTCGCGCAGATGGCGAACACGCTGGAGAGCGCGTTCTTCTACGAGTCCACCGCCGTCAACCCGGAGCGCATCCTCGGCCTCCAGCCCCGTCTTAACGCCACCACATCGAAGTACGGCAACCAGATCATCAAGGCGGACCCGACGCCTAGCGGTAACGACCAGACTTCGATCTGGCTGGTCGGTTGGGGTGAGCGGTCGGTCTATGGCATCACGCCGCGTGGTCAGCCCACCGGGCTGGAGATGGAGGACAAGGGCGAGATTCGCGACAAGGACAGCACCGGCAAGGTCAAGTACAAGTACGAGACCCTGTTCCGCTGGCGCTGTGGCCTGTGCGTCGAAGACTACCGCTATCTCGTGCGCATCGCCAACATCGATACCTCGCAGCTGACCGTGGACGCCAGCGCGGGCGCGGACCTTGTTCGCTCGATGGTCAAGGCGTACTGGCAGATCTTCGACCCGCGCGCTGTGCGGCTCGCGTGGTACTGCAACCGCACCGTCGGTGCGTTCCTCCACCAGCAGGCGCTGTCGAAGACCTTCAACAGCACGCTGAGCATCGAGCCCGCCCCGATGATCGGCAGCGAGGGCATCTTCGGTCAGCCCATCGTTCGCGCGCTGGGCTTCCCCATCTTCATCTCGGATGCGATCACCAACAACGAGGCGGTCGTTTCCTAAGGGAAACAGAAAAGGAGAAACGGAAATGATCGACCTTTACGCATCCTTCGACGTGAACACGGACCTGCCGACGCTCAGCGGTGCGGCCACCGGAACCTTCTTCTCCGGTGGTAGCCCTGGGGCGGGTGGCATCTCCCAGGTGTACGACACGTACCCCGCGGGAACCCCGGCCCCGGTCGGACCCTCCGGCGCGATCGGCGCTCCGCTGCTCCATGACATCGGTCGCGGACGGCGGCTGCTGTTCAACAGCCAGATCGTTGTCACCTACCTCGCAGCCGGTGGCGCGTCCACCATGCAGGTGGCATTTGTGGGTGACGACGACGCCAACGGCACCAACCGCAACTCGATCCCCATGACGAGCGCCGTTGCCAAGGCGAGCCTCGTCCAGGGGTTCCGCTACCCGCTGGGGCACACCCCCGGTCGGGTCTACAACTCGGCCAACTTGCCGGCCCGCTACGTCTACGCGAGCTACATCATCGCGACCTTCCCGCCCACCCAGGGGAAGATCTCGACGTGGCTCTCGCTGGACATCGATGACCACGCCGAAGTCTTCGGCACCGTCTAGGAGGAACCATGGCAGAAGAGATCACGACCCCAGCAGTGGATGACAACGATCCGGTGCCCTACTTCAAGATCGGGGCACAGACGTTCCAGACGGGCATGGGCGCACACGGGCCCGACTCGATCATTCCCTGGGCGGTACCGGAAGGCTGGGACGAGAAGAAGTGGGGCAAGCACTACGCCAGCTACGGCCCCAGCGTCACGTGGACGCCGCTGAACAAGGCCGCGAAGGTGCTCATGGACAAGCGGAAGGCCAACGTAGCTGCGGAGCTGGCTCCCAAGCTGAGTCCCACCGAAGTGCTCATGGCCCAGCAGGCTGAGACGTTGAAGCTGCTGGCTGAGGCGGTGACCAAGCTGGCCAGGAAGTAGCAGGACAAGGGAGGGCCGTGTGAGGCGGCCCTCCCTTCTAACCGGAGGTTGCCATGGTTCCCCGTACCGCTGAGAACATCTGCAACCTCGCCTGCCTCCGGGCCGGTGTCAGCGATCGAGTCACGTCGTTGGCGGGCGATAACACGGTACTGTCGCAGGCTTGCTCGGACAGCTATGACGGGCATCGCCGCGTGACGATCATGGAGAATAAGCCCACCTGGGCGAAGAAGCGGGCGCAGTTGGCGAACTTGACCGGGCCGGTGTGGTCCAACGCGGTCACCTACGCCCAAGGCGTGTTCGTGT